ACAGACAAAGCTGGTGTATATGGTAACCCTATTGCCAGTAAGTTAAGCACAACACCTGCGGATGGTGGTATATTACCTGTAATTAGAATTGATGTATCTATTGCAGATGCCTACACAGCTAACATAACGCACCCAACATCGTTTAGTTCTTCACCTACCTTAACAGATACATTGGTATGGACAGGTAGCACTACTGTAACAAAGATGTCTGCGTCAGGTATGTCTGCATATAATGGTGCTAAAGCAGTGGTAGGCAGCACATCTAAATTTAATCTTACCCTTGCAGGGTCGGCATGGTTCTCTACTGCATCCAGTGCAGTTTACGGTTCAGCAAAACCGTTTCCGGGTGGCACTTACACTGCTGTAGTTCAAGCAGAATGCATTGCTAAATAAATTATCCATATTATTCATAGGCTTGGCGTCTATAGTTCATGCACATGAAATGACGCCAGCCTATCCAAAGCTAAAACCATCTCACGTTGCTGGCGTTATGAAGGTGGAATTATCTTTATTTAACCAACGAGAAGATGTTAAATATTACCAAATACATCTTTTTGATTTAGATTTTAATAGCTTGCCGTTTTCAACTACATATAGAATTATGAAAGTAGAGCATAAAGAACGAAAGAACTTTGAGGTGTATATACGCAAATCAGATTTAAATAATCCGTTATACGTTTGCACAATATCTAAGGTTGTTAAATCGCGTGGAACAAAAACACTGATTTCTTCAAGAATATGCTCAAAAATTAATGGAGGAAACTAAATGAAATATGCGGTTATTTTATCCATAATTGCTAGCGCAGCATGTGCAGAAAGCACAAACCTTGCTTTATCACTGCCTAACCCACCATTAAACTACCAGAGTGACAGATTTAGGGCAGGTAACTTAGATTGTGCTAATGCTGTTGGTGGAGGTATTAATTTAGAATTTGGCGTAACTGGCGTTGTTAATAATGTTGGTGGCACGTTTGCCTCATCAGGCAGTTTATCGCAAGGTAAAGATATTGGCATATATACAAGAATAGTTATACCATTAGACAAGCCTAGATCACGTATTAATTGTGATGATCTATACCAAGTAGAACTTACACAACGTAGGCTTGAGATACAGATGCTACGTGATGAGCTTGAGCAACTTAAAAGCCTGCAAGCAAAAGGCAACGAGATGGACTTTGAAAACTAATGGATACAACCAAGATAGCAAATGATATTGATGGCTTGGCTGACCGCCAAATCAAAGCTGGTGGCATGAAACTTACGGCTGGTTCTATCATGGCTATATTTGCTTTCTTATCTACTATTGTTGGCGGCCTATATGGTGGTTTTGTATTGTATCAAAAAATAGAAGCTGTAGCCGGGCTAGATATAGAAGCATATCAGCAAAGCATGGATGTAATGGACGCAAAGATTACAGGCATATCTGAAAAAGTAGAAGAAAGTGTTGAATATACCAGAGACATAAAGAACGGCCTGAAAGACGACATACTCCGCATAGAGCAGCAGACAGATCGTATTGAGGATATGGTGCGTAAATCTGAAGACAAAGTTAGGGATATGATAGACGCTGCCGAGGTACGCTTTGAAAATCAGCGTGAACGTGTTAGAGTTTCCCAAAGTGGTGCAATGAAAGAACTGGAAGAAACTTTAATGGATAAGTTGCAACGCGCATTGGATAACCCATTAGCAGATTAGGTGAAAATATGGATGAGTTTAAAAAATTTGACGTAGATGGCAATGGTACGATTGATCAGGCCGAGTGGGATCGCATGGCTTTGGAAGATAGGCGATTACGAATGCAAGATGAAGACGCCCAGCGTGATGCACAACGCCGTATGACGTGGTACGCCCTGTCAGGGATGCTCCTATACCCCTTTGCGGTCATTCTAGCAGATGTATTTAGTTTAACTGAAGCCGCCAAAATATTAGGCTCAATGGCGAGTATATACTTTGTATCTGTTGCTGGTATCGTATCTGTGTTTTTTGGGGCAAATGCTTTAGCGAAAGGTAAGCAAAATGATGAGTCTCGTTAATAATCTAATAGGCCCTGTCACTGGCCTGCTAGATAAAGTTATAGAAGATAAAGATCAGAAGGCTGCATTGGCTCACGAAATAGCCACAATGTCAGATAACCACGCCCAGCAAGCTTTGATGGGTCAACTAGAGATAAACAAAGCTGAAGCTGCATCTGGCTCTATATTCAAGGGCGGATGGCGTCCATTTATAGGATGGGTATGTGGCGTAGCTTTTGCTTACCACTTTGTATTACAGCCATTGATCGTGTTTGGTGTAACTGCTGCTGGCATTGACATACCAGAGCTACCAGAGTTTGATATGGGCAGCCTAATGACTGTGATGATGGGGATGTTAGGATTGGGCGGCATGAGGTCGATAGAAAAACTGAAAAAAATTGAAAAATAGGAGATAAATTTATGTCACTTTACAGAAATATTGCAAAGAAACGTAAGCGCATTGCGGCTGGTAGCGGCGAGAAGATGCGTAAGCCCGGTACAAAAGGCGCACCAACTGCAAACGCATTTAAAAAAGCAGCTAAAACTGCCAAGAAAAAGAAGAAATAATATGAGTGAAGCAATGAAAAAGCTCCAAGAAAGATGTGGGGCAGGCGCTGATGGGCATTTTGGCAAGAACACGGCAAAAGCCATCGCAGAACATTACGAGCTATCTAATGAGAGAGCTGCGCATTTGATGGGGCAGGCAAGTCACGAAAGCGGTCACTGGCGTCATACAAGGGAAAATTTAAACTATAGTGCTGAAAGCATGATGCGTGTGTGGCCTAGCCGCTTCCCTGATTTGGCGTCTTGCGAAGGTTACTCGCGCAATCCATCAGCTCTAGCTAACAAGGTCTATGGCGGGCGTATGGGCAATAACACTGAGTCTGATGGTGAGACTTTCATTGGTCGCGGATTTTTACAATTGACCGGGAAGAATAATTATAGGTTATTCAGCTCTGACATGGGGCTGCCTGAGATTATGACAGACCCAGATTTGGTATCCACAGATTATGCATTTGATACTGCATTATGGTTCTTCCAGAAAAACAAGTTGTTTGACATTGCAGATGATGGTGTGAACGACGAGACAATCTTAAAGATAACTCGCCGAGTCAATGGCGGAACACATGGCATTGTTGACCGGACAGGCGAGACAAACAAAATTTATGAGTGGCTCAACGCATAATAATAACATTGGTAGAGCTGGTGAATTTCTAGCTCTATCAAGATTATCATTCGCTGGCATTTCATGCATCTTAGTCCAACACGAAATTGACGATGCATATTTGAAGACGCCAAGCGGGAAATTGCTGACCCTACAAGTTAAAACAGCCAGCAGAAAATCAGGCAGCTTGACACAGTATAGATGGAATACGCAGCCTGTCAGGGATAAAAAGTCTGATGTTTATGCTTTGGTGGCATATGATATTAAGAAAATATATTGGGCTAGAGGTGATGATCCAGTAATCAAAAAAACATCAACTCGTTTGTACCCAGAACAGTTTGTAGATGAAGAAAAATTATTAAATCAAGTAATAAACAGTTTTGTAGATTAAATAAACCGCTTGATGATTTGTGCTGTTAGATTTATTTAGGCGTGTGGGCAATTCGGGCATGATTTGCCCACACGATATATTTATTTTAGTTTGAAGTAAACGTAACGCAAAGACTTAGCGCCAGCGTTGCCAATAATTGGCGTTGTTTTCTCGTAAGCACGATCAACTAATTTTTGACGATACATCACGTTAAGCGTCCAAGCTATATCTGATACGCCAATACCGCTGCTCAGAGCTATCATAGTGGTAGTGTATCTTTTGTAACTCTTCATATGCTTTAGTATAGCGTCATACTTCTTTTGAGGTATGGGCTTAATTTTTCTAAGATCGTGATCAGACACAAAGTTTTTATGTGAGGCTTTATTAACTGTAATCTGGCGTGGCCTCTCAAAAGTCTTGTTAATTTTATTGCGCAAACCAAGCCTAATTTGTTCTTTTTCAAACGTGTGAAGTAAATGCGCGTACATCATTTCGTATCGCACACTCTTTGATTGGCCTTTCATGGCTTCTCTGGTTTTTTCGAACGTCGCATAAGGGTAAGGCGCTGCTCCAAATTGTCCAGTATCGCGCCCTGTTCTTGCATGAACCAGAGGTAGTAACCACGATTGCGTGTGGGGTCTGGCGTTTTCATATCCTTGATTATTTCGTGGTTCATTTTTTGCAGGCGTCTTACTGCCTTGTGGACGTCTTTCGCTGACATTGCCATTAATATTCTCCTCAATCATTTTGTTCCTCATTATATATAAATTTACCATTATCATCGAGCCGGGGCATTACTGTACGCTCTGGCTTTTGTATTAATTTAACGTGCCTAGCAAAAACATCATCCATGATGGATTCCAATTTTTCTTTAGTTAATGCTTTCATAGCGATAATCCTTTCGGTCTAAGCATTGGCTTTGATGTGATTTTTGCAGAGCTGACATAGTTTGTCTCAATGCACTGCGCCATGCTATCTAAATGTGCATATGGTGCATATGCTGCCGGCAATGCATCGCCACATTCCATTGCGCTGCGATACATTGTGTCATTGCTTAACTCTACGCCGCCAATGACGTAGGTTACAATGAGTGTTGTGTAGAATGTCATAATTTCTCCTCTTCTACCATTTGAATGCGTTCACCAATCCAACGCATAACTGGAACAGCCATTGAATTACCCATAGCTTTATATCTATGACCATTAGGGCAATCTTCTGGTTCTTTGCCACGCCAAGATATTTGCGTATAATCGTCTTTAAAGCCTTGCAAACGCTCACATTCTCTTGGAGTTAAACGCCTGACAGCGCTAGGATGCTTCATAATCGGTAAGGTTTCATCGGTTGGATTATATGCTTGACCTGTTCTCGTTGTTAAGCATTTAGCAACTAAGCCTGCACCTCTTCCGCCAAATACCTCTTGATTACTCGCACCAATGCCGCCTGACCCTTTTGAAGATTGCGTTAATGTTGGGTGTGGAAAATCACCATCCCAATGAGAACCAGACTTAGGTGTTACAGCTAAAGTTTCACTACCGCCGCCTAAATCTCCACCTGATGCGCGAACTGTGCCAACGCCTTCATGGTATCCGCCAAAGCTACTAGAAGTATAACTTGTGGCAACTATTGGCATATTCCCACCACCAGTTCCATATTTAGCTGTAACAGTGGAACATACTTCTGGCAGCTCTTTTACCCGACTGTCTTGTGCGTGGTGTTCGTAAGCAACAGCATGAACATCTGTTGCAGTTTGACATGGCGATAACTCTACGAATGGTTCTACTTGATTGCCGCCATTCTCTGGCTTTCTGCCAATCCAATTTCCCGGCAATACATATGTTACAAGTGCATCCGCCTCTACTCTGGAGTTTCCTGTGCGACTGAAAGGAGGGCCTGTGCTAACTGTTGGGGCAACTTTTTGCCTCTCTTCTCTGCTCGGCGCAGGATGCCCTGACAAGCTTTCTGGCTCAAATAAAACACTTGCGGCACTTCGCCAATCTCCAAGACATCCGACAACGAACACACGTCGGCGTCTTTGTGGAACTCCGAAGTATTGAGCGTCCAACACTCTGTATGCGAACCCATACCCGATTTTCCCCATCGCTGTGAGGAAGGTTGCAAAATCTCGTCCTCCGTTAGATGACAAGACACCGGGGACATTTTCCCAGACAAGCCATTTGGGTTTAAGTTGTTCAGCCATGCTAAGATAGGTGAGCATGAGGTTTCCTCTGGGGTCTTCAAGTCCTTTTCTAAGGCCGGCGACGCTGAAGGATTGGCAAGGCGTTCCGCCAACGAGAAGGTCAATTGTTTTGTCATTATTCCATTCCTTAAATTTTGTCATGTCTCCATGATTTGGTACATTTGGGTAGTGATGCTGTAATACAGCGCTTGGAAACGCATCGACTTCACTAAACCATTGCGGTTCGAAGCCTAAGTCATGCCAAGCTACTGTGGCGGCTTCCACGCCAGAGCATACTGATCCATATTTTAATTTAGCCATTATCTTCCCCAAACATTAATAAATTGATCCAGAAAAACTATAATCTCTGGCAAGTGTACGGCGGCTACAGCAAATAATGCCATAGCCAATCCGTCGATTATCATTGTGGTGTTCATAATTTATTTCCTCATTTTTGCATTTATACAGCCATTATAAGCATTTTTGCGTAGCGGTCAAACACTTTATATATCATTTATATATCACAATGTACTTGTGCATCTATTTGTATTGCTTTATTGCTGGTTTTATCAGACCCAAGGAGACTTAAAATGGTTGATAAAAGAGTATTAATTAATTTTAGCGAGCAGCAATATGATGCTGTGGCAAAGGCTGCGCATAAATCTGCACTGCCTTTCAGTTCGTTTGTCCGCATGGCTTCATACATGGAAGCAACTAAAGCGGGCGTGGAAGTTGCGAAGCCAGATAATGAGGCTGAAGCTGAAATAATTGCGTCGGATATTGTAGAATGATTATTGTTGGCGTTGATCCGGGTTTTTCTGGGGCAATTGCACATTATTGCACGCGCACTAAAGATTTAGACGTGCAAGACATGCCCACCATTTTAAATAATCGCGGTAAAATTGAGATAGATATTCATTCGTTATTACATTTGTTAGAACCAGAGGCTAAAGATCGTATGGCTGTGCTTGAGCAAGTTGCGTCACGTCCCGGTCAATCTTCAGTCGCTACATTCAGGTTTGGCATGGGGTACGGCGCGTTAATTGCGTGTGTGGCAGCTAATAAAACGCCCATGCACTTAGTTACACCCAGTAAGTGGAAGAAACACTTTAATTTATCATCTGATAAAGACACTAGCCGACAACTTGCAATTCAAAGATTTCCAGACCATTATGAGAGGTTCGCACGCAAAAAAGATGATGGGCGTGCGGAAGCTAGTTTAATTGCTCTGTATGGAGCAGAAGTTTTAAATAAATAATTATTATAGGAGAATACAAATGCAAAACAAATCACAAGCACATCTGAATAAAAAATATAAACACTTATTATTTAAGGAAATAATACCAAGTGAAGAGCTGTCAAATAAGGCATATCACGAATTGCCTGCAATTTCATCAAGCGCTGTTAAGACAGTTGCAACGTCATCGCTTTACCATTGGAAGAACGCTAAATTTAGCTCCACGCCGGCTATGATATTAGGCTCGGCATTCCATGCAATGGTGTTAGAGCCAGAAAAAAACTTAGTGCATAACTCAGGTTTGCCACGGCGTGGTAGTAAGGCTTGGAAGGAACAGGAAGAGTTTTTAGGTGACGATGAGATACTACTGCCAGAAAACGAATACGAGCAGTGCCAGAAAATGGTCGATGGCTGTATGCAAAATAAAATGGCGCGTAACTTACTAACTAACAAAGACATGCTTGCTGAATACAGCTTTATAGCAGAATGCCCAAAAACAGGGCTTGAGCTGAAGTGCAGGCCTGATGGATTGTTAAAAGAGGCAGGTATTGTGATTGACCTGAAGTCTTGTTTGGATGCATCGCATCGTGGCTTTGATAAGTCTGTGCGTAATTATAGATATGATTTGCAGGCGTGCTTCTATCGCTATGTATTAAAGTTATGCGGAATTGAAACTACAAATTTTATTTTTATCGCAACTGAGAAGAACAGCTATGCTACAGCTTGTTACGAGTTGTCAGACAAATATAACAAGTATGCCGAAGATGAGATGTTTAAAACATTGCGTAAAATTAAAGTGGCACAAGAAACAAATGTTTACGACACTGGTTGGCCTGAATTGGATACAATCAATCTTCCAGCATATCTTGATGAAGATCACGGCTTATAAGAATCCCAGTGCAGGGGTGCTGCACACACTAAAAGGAGTTGTAAAATGCAACACATAATAAGCGGCGTGAAAGCGCTATATCCAAGACTAAATGCTACTTACCGATTTGATCAGGAAGAGTATAAATCAGTAAAATGCTCACCTGACGCCGAAGGCGCTTCATACGAAATGTCATTTAATTTAACAGGCGAGCAATGTAAGGAGCTAAATGCTGTTTGTATGCAGGCATATAAAAATGCGGCGGCTATGGATGCAAATAGCAAGCGAAAGTGGCCTGAACAGCCATTAAACCTGCCATACAAGCGTGATGATGATAAGCAAGGCGATTGGATTGGTAAGGCTAAGTTAAAAGGCGCATATTCAGGAGATATTACAAATCCACCACGCCAAGTAGATGCGTCACGCAAGAAGTTGCCAGACGGATTTGAGCTTACATCTGGCTCGACTGTGAATATTGCATGTACTGTAGTTCCATATAATACGGGAACGCTGAATGGAGTTTCATTAAGATTACGTGCAGTGCAGGTGTTAGAGTTAGCTGAGAAGCAAGAGGCAGATGACCCGTTCACTGAAGTATCTGGTGGTTATTCTGGCGGCGCGTCACCTATCAATGGCGTTGAGCATGACCCATTTGGTTTGCCACCAGTTACGCCGGCAGCGTCAAATGATCTGGAAGATGACATTCCATTTTAAATAAACATGCCGTTAGACAGAACTTAACGAGGTTTTGTCTAACGGACACGACAGGACATTTGCGAGACATGTCCACTATG